CTTGGTAGTAAAGAGGCCTGATGGTATGGAGATGCGTGCCACCAGACATCCTAAGTTTTGGGACGGACAGTTCTTTGTAAACCACTACATTTGGCAGAGCAGGATGCATGGGCATCACTCAGCATACCTTGCATCAAGAGGAAAGGGCAAAACCGGTAGTGGTGCTTCCATGCTTGCCAAGAGATTTATAATAGGGGAATCAGATGAAAATAGGGCGGATGTACAGTGCATGGTCACAGCTGCTGACAGGACTAAGCTAATAGGTACTAACCAGATACTGGATGTATTTATTGATGATATAGATTTCTGTGCCAAGAACACACAGTTTGCATCCAGAAGACTCAAGAGCAGTATTCAGGAACTTGCATGGGAGATGGGCTATAAGAAGTCAGGCAGTGATGTAGCCTATGGCAGTAAGAACTCTGTATCAGGTATTATCTCGGGTGTAAACCAAGATAAGCTGAATGGTTCCCGTGGAGTGTTATATCTCATTGAGGAGGCAGGTATCTTCAAGAACCTGCTGGCAATGTACAACATGATCAGGCCTTCTGTAGAGCAGGGCTCTTCAGTATTCGGGCAGATACTCATGTATGGAACCAGTGGTGATGATATGTCGGACTTTACTGCCTTTCAAGAGATTTTCTATTCTCCTGAAGGATACAACATGGAAGCCCTGGATAATGTTTTTGATAAGGAAGGACAGGGAAGGAAGAAATGCTGCATGTTCTACCCAGTATACTTGAATTATGATGACTCATGTGTGGACAAGGATGGTAATAGTGACATCACCAAGGCATTGGTCATGATCCTTAGGGACAGGTACAAGGTGAAGTATGGCTCTTCAGATATTAATACTATCACTAAGCGTATCTCTCAGTATCCTATTACTCCTCAGGAAGCTATTATCAGGAGCCAAGGTAATGTATTCCCTGTAACAGAGTTGAATGAGCGGTTGAATCAGATAGACAATAACCCAGGGGAATATGATGATGTGTATGTGGGAGAGCTGAGTGTAGCTACAGAGAAGGATGGCAGTAATGAGAAGTTTGTTACCAATGGGGTGAAGTTTACCCCTTCTGCAGACTTACCTATCAGAGATTTCCCCACTAAGAATAACAAGGTGTTAGGAGCCTTGGAGATATATGAGATGCCCCAGAAGGATAGTGAGGGTAAGGTACCTTCTGGTAGATATGGCTTTGGATTGGACCCATTTGATGATGATGAATCAGGAACCATGTCATTAGGAAGTATCTTGGTGATGGATTTCTGGACAGACAGGCTGGTGGCAGAGTATACAGGAAGACCTATGTTTGCCAATGACCTGTATGAGAAAGTAAGGCTGTTGGCACTGTTTTACAATATGAAAGGTTTGTATGAGAATAACCTGAAGGGAATATTCAGTTACTTCAGTGCAAGGAACTGTACCCATTTGTTGGCAGACACTCCAGAGTATCTAAAGGACAGGCAGCTCATCAGTGGTATTGGCTTTGGTAATAAGAGTAAAGGAGTGAGGGCCACTGTACCTATCATCAAGGCAGGTTTCAGGATGATTAGAGACTGGTTGCTAAAGCCAGATGTGAAGATAGAGAAAGATGTCAATGGGGAAGAGACAGAAGTAACAGTACCCCATCTGTACCATATTAGGAACAGAGCTCTTATCAAGGAGTTGATACAATGGAATCCCTTTGGTAACTATGATAGGATCATGGCCCTTGTGCAGCTGATGCTATACAGGGAAGAGAAGATGATACTCTATCAGGGAGACATGAAGAACCATGAGCAGACATCCACAGGTATGGAGAAAGATGACTACTGGGAGAAGAATTATCCAGGTAGAAAGAAGAGGTATTAAGGAAGCCTTAGGAAGATTATTAAGTGCTTGTTTTTAAGATTGTTTTTGAGAGTGGCTAAGGGAAATGTTGAGGAAAATGAGGAGGTAGAGGGAAAGGAGTAACTTTGCAGCGAAGAATAGAGACTTCTTGGAAACTAGTCCAAGTGACAAGTGATAAGTGACAAGTGATAAGTGTGATTATCTTGGAACTATTGAAGCACTGGTGAGACTTGAGATAGATATACATTAAATATAGGAGAAGAGAAAATGGAAGGTTTAAGTTTTGATAACATCCTTGGAGAGCAGGAGATAGATACTTTGTTCACTGCTCCAGAGGAGGTTGAAGAGGAAAAGGAGGAAGTAGTAGCAGAGCCAGAAGATGGTGCTGACACTTCCGATGATGAGAAAGAAAAGACTACTGAGGTTGTAGACCCTGAGATGTTGTTTGAGGAAGAGCAGCCAGAGAGCGTAGGTAGTGGAAAAGATAAAGAAGCAAAGGAAAAGGAAGATGCTGTCCCTGATAAAGGCGGTGACACTTCTCCAGAAAACTTCTACTCTTCCATTGCCAGTGCCTTGGCAGTGGATGGTATCTTCCCCAACCTTGAAGATGCAGACATCAAGAAGGCAATAGATGCAGAGTCATTCAGTGACTTGATAGAGGCAGAGGTTAATGCCCGATTTGATGAGAAGCAGCAAAGAGTACTACAGGCCTTGGAGAATGGTGTAGAGCCAGATGACATTCGCAGGTATGAGAATACCTTGAGTTACATCTCCTCTATCACAGATGCAGCCTTGACAGAAGAGAGTGAGAAAGGTGAGCAGTTGCGCCGCAACATCATCTATCAGGATTTTCTGAACAAAGGCTACAATGCTGAGAAAGCTCAGAAGATGACCGAGCGCACCATTACTGCAGGCACTGATGTAGAGGATGCCAAGGAAGCCCTCCAGAGTAACAAGGAGTACTTTGAGGGAGCTTACCAGCAGTTACTGAAGGAAGCTCAGAAGGAGGCAGAAAAGGAGCGTGAGGCTCAGCATCAGCAGGCAGAAGCCTTGAAGACCTCCTTGCTGAAGGACAAGGATCTGTTTGGAGACATGGAGCTTGGTGCAGATGTGCGCAAGAAAGCCTATGAGGTGATTTCCAAGCCAGTGTATAAAGACCCAGACACAGGAGAGTATCTGACAGCCCTTCAGAAGTATGAGCGAGACCACAGGAGTGAGTTCCTGAAATATGCTGGTTTGCTGTTTACCCTTACAGATGGTTTCAAGGACTTTGAGACCTTCACGAAGGGTAAGGTAAAGAAGGAGCTTCGCAAGGGTTTGAGAGAGCTTGAGCAGACTCTGAACAACACTCGCAGGAATGGTGATGGTAGTCTTAGGATGGTGACCAGAGCAAAGGATGACCCAGAGTCATTCATAGGAAAAGGCCTGCGATTGGACATATAAGATTGAAGATTGAGAATTGAGAATTAGGTAAAGAGATTGTTTTTAATGTTTAATTTTTACGAAAATGGCAGGTAAATTAGGTAGATTTCAGATGCAGACTTTCAGCCATTGGAAGGGCTTGACCAAAGAGAACCACCTTGGAAGTATTTTCCAGGCACAGCCTCAGAAGGCCACCAATCTGATGGTGCAACTTCTTGCATTCTACAGGGGTAAGACCCTTGACACATTCCTTTCACAGTTCCCCACCAAGACTTTTGACTCAGATGCTGAGTACACTTGGGATATTATTGGCAGTGCCATGAGGAATATTCCTCTGGTGGAGGCCCGTGATATTGATGGTACTGTGATTACTTACGACCCCAGCAACCCCGGTGCTAATGTAGGTGCCAATGGTGAGCCGTTCTATCTGGTATTTGCAGAGGACTGGTTTGCTGATGGTGAGGTATTGGCAGGTGAGCTGAATGAGATTTATCCTGTACGAGTATTGGGTGACCCCCGCAACGAGGGTACTCAGTGGGTATACAGGGTAGAGATGTATGGTGGTGTAGTAACAGGTATGCCCCGTGAGCAGCTTACTGCAGGTAAGAGGTTCTCAGTAGAGTATGCTCCTGTTAGCCGTGACTTGTCTCGCAAGGTAGGAGATGTAAGGTTTGCAGCTCCTGTTTCTATGCGTAATGAGTTTACTACCATCAGGATTCAGAAGAAGGTTGGTGGTGCCATGCTGAACAAGAAGGTGGCAATAGGTATTCCTGTTACCAGGGAGACCAATGGCCGCTATGTGAAGGACACTGTTAACATGTGGATGCATGAGGAGCAGTGGCAGCTTGAGCAGCAGTGGAATGACTACAAGAACAAGGTTCTGGCCTTTGGTAGGAGTACCAGGAACCGTAATGGTGAGTATCTGAACTTTGACAAGAGTGGTGAAGTGATTCATGCAGGTGCTGGTCTGTATGAGCAGATGGAAGTATCGAACACCATGTATTACAATACCTTCTCTTTGAAACTGATTGAGGATGCCCTTTATGAGCTGAGTGCCGCCAAGCTTGGTATGAATGAGCGTACCTTTGTCATTAAGACAGGTGAGCGTGGTGCTATCCAGTTCCATAAGGCAGTCCTTGACACTGTGAGTGGTTGGAGTGCTTTCCAGGTGAATGCAGATGCTATTGGCATGGTTCGCAAGACCAACAGCCCTCTGCATGAGAATGCCCTGAGTGCAGGCTTCCAGTTTGTTGAGTTCCAGGCACCTAACGGTCTGAAGGTAAAGGTTGATGTAGACCCGTATTATGATGATCCTGTGAGGAATAAGGTGATGCACCCGAATGGTGGCCCTGCCTTCTCTTATAGGTATGACATCTTTGATATTGGTTCTATGGATCAGCCTAATATCTTCAAGTGTGCTGTGAAGGGTCTTGAGGGAGATATGACCAGTTATGAGTGGGGTCTGAGGAATCCTTGGACAGGTCAGGTAGGTAACCCTTACATGAGTCATGATGAGGATAGTGCTACCATCCACAAGATGACCACTACTGGTGTATGTGTTCTTGACCCAACCAGGACTATGAGTCTGATTCCAGCTATCTTGGTAGGTTGATGAGACAGTGCGGGGAGGGAGAAGCCTCCCCCACTATTTCTTTTTAGAGATTTTATAAACACTATTATAAGGAGAAGATAATATGGTAAAGAAGAGAGTAGAAGACCATGAGACAGCTAATATCGAGATAGATGATACAGAGCTGTCAGTACCTATGGTAGAGATACCTAAGAGAGAAAGAAAGCAGGAGGAGGCATCAGCTCCCCGTATGGAAGTGAGGAGTAATGAGCCCATTAACTGCCTTCGTAATGAGAGAGTGGTGGTAAGGTTTATCAAGCGACCAACCTCTATGGTTCAGAACCCCCGACACATACTCTATGGGGGAATGGCCGAGAATGCCACTAGAAGTTTTGTAGTGCCGAAGCTTAGTTCAGGACTGTTTAAGAATGTCCTGACAGACAATGAAAAGCTGTTCTTGGAGCAGGTGATGGGGTTGGAATACAATGCCTTGAGTATCTATAAGAAGAAAGACAACTTCTGGGATGACAGTAATCCCAATGGTATAGGTAGGGTAACACTACACAAACAAGACAACTATCTGGACTTGAGTATTCCAGAGGACTATATCAAATACAAGATACTGCTGGCCAATAAGGACCAGATATGTCCTTCTATGCAAGAGCTTGAGGACAGGCCCAAAGAGACCTATCAGTTTGTGATTATCTCAGAGAATGCAGAAGCCAACAGCAACCTGAACAAGGCAGATACCATCATGAGGTGCTACATGGAGTATGGCAAGGTGGAGAATGACTTCTATACCCTGCGTACCTTGATAGAAATCCTTGAGGGCAGACCTCTGGCACCTAAGGTGAAGCTGGACTACCTGAAGGGCAAGGTGATAGACTGGATTAGCAGAGACCCCAGGAAGTTCCTGAATGCAGTGACAGATGAGCTACTTCCAGCCAAGGTACTTGTCAAGAGGGGTGTAGAGGCAGGTTTGATAGGTAAGAAGAATGATGCCTACTATCTGAGAGAGGACAACAGTCCGCTGTGTGAGCTTGGAGAGGAGAGTACTCTGAACAATGCAGCCAGGTATATCACCAGCATCAAGAGGCAGGAGCTGAAGTACTCTTTGGAGGCAAAATTGAAAGATAACTAACAGGGGAGGTATGAGGGGCTGAGGTACAGCCCCCTACCCGACCCTCAACTAAATAAGGAGATATGGAGTATAATGAGATGTCACAGCTGATGGATGTGCTTTACAACAACATCACTTCTAATCAGGCCCCAGGACTGACAGAGCATGAGAAGAGTGTGTTTCTGACCAAGGCTGAAGAGGAGATACTGAAGAACTACTTCAATCCTAAGGGTAACAAGTATCAGGAAGGCTTTGATGGTAACCAGAAGAGACAGATAGACTTCTCAGTGCTTACCAGACGTGCAGAGATTGGTCCTGTTGGCACTACCTTCCAGTCAGCTCTCTATGATGGTCATGACAATGCTGTGAGCATACAGCTGCCTACAGATGTGTGGATGATTGTCAATGAGAGGGTAAAGGTGAAGCACAGTAATGATAAGGTAGAGAGTCTAACAGTTGTTCCCCTGACATTTGAGGACTATGACAGATTGATGAGCAAGCCCTATAAGAGGCCCTTAAAGTATCAGGCATGGAGACTGATTATCAATGAGAACCTGAACATGGCAGACATTATTCCAGGTCCCAGGGATATTGTAGAGCAGTATGTCATCAGGTATATCCGCAGACCCAAGCCTATTATTGTGGGCAGTCTAGATGGGCTGACTATTCATGGTTACTGCTTTGAGGGAGACAGGTATGCCTATGGTCTTGACCTTACAGTGCAGGAATGTAAAGGCTGTGAACTGGACCCCATTCTCCATGAGGAGATAGTTCAGAGGGCAGTAGAGTTAGCCAAGGCAGCCTGGACCCAGACAGGACAGGATAACACACAGGCAGTGATGACAGTTGGCCAGAGGAGTGAATAACAAAGAAAGGGGTTGAGCTATGACATTGGAGAATTTTAGTGATGGTATGAGTACTCTGCTAAACAGTCATGGTGTTGGAGGCCAGATTGTTTTGGATGAATATGAGAAGTCTTTCCTATTGACCAAGGCAGAAGAAGACATAGCTCTCAGTCTGTATGATGGCAAGAATGCCTCAAGAGACTCCTTTGAGAAGAGTGAGGAGCTGAGGAGATGGTTTGCCAATCTGATAGGAGAGGAAGAGCTGGAGCCCATTACTGATGGCAGTGGTCTGATAGGGGTGGAAGACTACTCAGAGTTTTTCCAGTTGCCAGATGACTTGGCTTTCATTACCTATGAGGCAGTAAAGGCCCATCGCTCCTGTGGCGGACTGTGTACCTTAGATGTCTATCCAGTGACTCAGGATGAGTATCATAGAACCAAGAGAAATCCTTTCAGGGGAGTAAATGTCAGGAGAGCCTTAAGGCTGGACCTCTCGGACAATCTGGTAGAAATAGTGAGTGCTTATCCTGTGGATGCCTATTACATCAGGTACATTAAGAAGCTTAAGCCCATCATTCTGAGAGACCTCCCCGATGGTATGGAGATTATGGGTCAGAGTAGAGCCATGAACTGTCAGTTGCATGAGAGCCTGCATCAGAAAATACTGGACAGGGCTGTGGAGCTGGCTATTCAGACAAGAGGCGGAGGAAGTAAGAAAGACTAGGAGACTAGATATTAGAGAGCATGATAGGATTTATATATAAATATGAGAATAGACTAAACCATAAGGTTTATATTGGCCAGACTACTGATCTAGTCAGCAGAAAGGCTTCTCATAGGTATAATGCAGCTTTTACCAAGAGTAAATTCTACAATGCTGTAAGAAAGTATGGGTGGGATAACTTTGACTTTGATGTAATAGCTCAAGTAGAGGAACCCACTATAGATGCCCTCACTAGCACATTGGATTCTTTGGAAATTAAGTTTATTGATGAATATAACAGCTATCTTCAAGGATATAATTCTACGAGTGGAGGGCACTCTTATAGAGGCAAGACAGTGTCGGAAGAGTATAGAGAATATTGCAGAAATAGAAAATACTCAGAGGAGACTAGAGCTAAGATGAGTAAAGCCGCTAGTAGGAAAGAAATTTCTGAAGTGACAAGGCAAAAACTCAAAGCTAATGCTATTAAGCGGAACTTTGCTTCATATAGAGAGTTAACTACAGAAAAAAGAAATGCTGGGATCAGGAAGGCTTTAGCCAAACCTGTATTGCAACTTGATAAGAATGGTAATACTGTTAATGAATTCCCAACTATGCGGGAAGCAGCAAAATTTATTGCTACTTTTATAGCTATAGACAGGACTGTTGCGGGAATAGAGCATGGAATTCATAGACATTGCTTGGGATTTACTAAAAAGAGATTTTATTACGGTTTTGAATGGAAATTTAAGACCAATGTTTAACTTAATTGTTTAAAAATTATGAGTGTTTTTTCGACTTCTCAAAATCGGCATTTGTATGTAGTCAGTGCTTACAAGGCAGCTGTGGCCAACACTGATGATGCTGGTACTATTGGTAGTGTGAAGGTGTCTGAGGGTGCTCCTGCAGGCAAAGAGCTGCATTTCCTCTACAAGGGTGCAGACAATGTGTTAAAGAGTGACAGGATTCAACTGAAGAATCTGGATTATGTGAAGGCTATTGATGCCAGTGAGATGGTTACTCCTCTGAAGGTGAAGAAGATCACTCTCAGTGCTGACATTAATGGTGGTGCTCCTGTAAGTGGTCAGGATTATCTGCTGCGGATTGCCTTCAAGCAGTTCTATGGCATGAGTGATGAGGACCAGTACTTTAAGGATGTGGCAGTGCATGCTACAGCTAACATGACAGCCAATGATTTCTATACAGCTATGGTGAAGGCCCTGAACCTTGGCTTCTCTCGTGAGGTAGGTGCTACTCCTGACAGCAACCCCTATCTGGAGTTCAGTGTAGACAGTGGTATTGTCATCAAGGAGAAGGAGCAGGACTGGCACCTTGGTATTGGTGTGAAGGAGCCTGTTTACTTTGAGGTTATTCCTACCACTATCTATGATGGTCATGATGACCTTGTATGGGGTGTTGTAGCAGATGCTACCCCTGCCAAGTATACTAAGAAAGGCGGAGAGGGTACTGACAAGGATGATCTTGTTCCTAACCCTGCTATTGTAGTAGGAACCAATGCTATTGGTAATGGCACTAAGATTGCTGACCTTGAGTGGTTCTGCATGGGTGAGCGTGGAGACCAGTACAGGATGATGGGCTATCCTAACTATATCCCCACCAAGTATCTGGTAGACCCGACACAGCAGTATCATGTGCTTGAGATTCACCATGCCTTCACAGACACTGGTGTGAACAGCTATCGCAGTGAGAAGGACATCACTATTGTTGCTCCTGCTACTTCTGCTGGTAAGGCAGCTCTGAACAGTCTGATTGGTGCTATCAATGAGGCTGCTGGTACTGAGTATGCCACTCTTGCTTAATTACTGAATATACATTCATTTTATTCAGACTAGAGGCTGAGGGATGATTCCTTCAGCCTTTTGTTGTTATTAGTATTTTGCTAATAGAAGTAAATGAAAAAACTAATGTTGTTGAGAGGGTAAGGAGAAAGTGGTATCTTTGAAGGCAGAATGGACTGACTGCTGCACTACAGCAGTTTACAAGACAAGTCCAGCAATACACAAAACAGAAGAGACATGAAGGTAAAAGAGATTGTTTACATGGTTCTGGATATGGTTAAGGGCATGAGTGATGACTTCACTTATACAGAGGACCATGTGATGTTCCTGCTGAAGAAATACAGGAGTTTCCTGATTAAGAAGGAGCAGGATAAGGATAAGGCTATAGATGATAGTCCTTCAGATTTTGAAGAAACCCAGATGATATGTCTTGATTTAGAGGAAGCCCCTACCCTAGATGGAGAGCCCTGTGGAGAGCAGGAGTACCTGAAGAGTGTGCAGCAGATACCTAAGATACTGGAGGGCAATCAGCCACGGCTCTTCCCTATTAACTTCTATCAGGGCATTAATGTGTGCTTCATAGGTAGGGATAGGATGAGGTATGTAGGTACTAACAAGTATCTGCAGAATATCATCTATGCTTCCCTGGGTCCAGACAAGCATCTTTATATGACCAGCAG